TTTATTGCCAACCCTTGAACCATCTCAAAATCTCCAATTAATCCCAGTGTTTATGGAATATTCATTTCTCCCATAATAGTTTAATTTACCACCCTCAATAAAAACCCCAATATGCTCACTTATATTGACCCCAATTAAGGTGCCAATGTCATATTGAATGTCATCCCCATCATAAGATTTATCTGTCAGACCAACAGTCAATGGAAAAGCATTGACCCATATATGGGAATAATACTTATCATTCCCAAGATAAAAATCTAAACCTATTACAATATTTGCTTCTGATTGCCAGGACCTTTCCTTTTTATCTTCATTATATTGTTCAATAACCCCTGGTAAATGATATTGTGCAAACTCTGCATCACTATTAGCCACCTGGTTGCCATCCACATCTTCCCAATAGTAGCTTGTTCCTTCATAAAATTCTATCCAATATCCTTCTAATGTTTCAGGGTCTGTTTCAATCCAGACATAATATGGGTCATCAATAATCCCATTATCATTTAAATCAAATCCTGGAACCATAAAATCTTCATATCCATACTCATAAGCCAAATCCCACCAAAAGCCTGTATAATTATTGTATGCTGGATGTCCATATATTGGATGGCTCACAATATTGCTACCCAACGACAAAAGAGCTGGGCCCATTTCTATTTTATATCTTACATCAATAGACCCGAATTGTAAATCCCTGCTATCCTTGTCTAAATACTTAAATTTAGCAACAACTTTATTATTTGACCATTTAAGCCAATATTCCTGGTCAGTGAACTCATATCCCTGTTGCCTGACAAAGCTCGTTGAAATTAGGTATTCCAGGCCCTTAACAGCTCCAAATAAAGCATTATCACTTAATTCTTTTTCATCCCCTTTATAAAAAGCCTCCCTGGACTGATATGGGAATAGGGCAATTTTTCTAACTCCAATATTATATTTATAATCGTCATCTAAAACAACCCCCCCATTGATATAAGGCGTAAAAAATTCAGCAGAGCCATAAATAGTCGCATTATCAAAAAGCCCACCAAAGCAAATAGAAAAAGCCGATACCAAATATATAAAACCTCTTTCATATTTCATTAAAATCTACTCCCTCCTGATTTCTTTTTTTCAAGTTCTTTTATTCGTTTTTCAAATCCATCTATCTTAACACCTAGTGCATCAATCTTATCTTCTAATCCAGATAAATCAACATCAGGGATTACTATCTTTTTATTCTTTAAATTATTTATATCATTTTTAATAGAAACAAGGTCGGTAGCAAGTGGTGTCAAAGTAGTTGCTAATCCCTTAATCTCTGCAAAGGTTTCTTTGAATTGTTCTAATTGATATGTTATTAACTTCAAATCTCCATTACTTTCAATGTTCTCTACCTTGTCCTTCAAATGGGTATATTCTAACCTTGATGGAGAGTTTGCGGTTTTAAGTTCTGCTATTGAACCCTGAATACTAAAATAAGTAGCACAGGCAGATACTATTACTGCACCGATTGTAACTATAAATTTTAAGTCAAAAGTAAATTTACTATTTTCACCTATCTCAGTAGCCATTGTTTTTTTTTCTCCCTTTTCAGTCCTTTGTATAGCCTTTAATGCTTGATTTAAATCTGTCCTGGTGATATACCCCAGGTCCAAACAGCACTTTCCAAATTTGTTCCCTGAAACCTCGTGTTCAAGCTCTGCTTTTTCACGCTGTTTCTGGGTAATTTTATTTGTTTTAAGTAAATAATCACCAATATTCATTTCTTTTGCTTTATCTCAAAATGTGGGTAGTCCTTAAAATTTGTATCTTTCGTATTAAAATCACCATTCCAGTCATTGCCCCAAATTAGCTCAATTCCCATTGATTGTGCTATACCTAATACATACCCAGCAAAAAGTGTAAATCTCTCCAAATTGTCCCAATCTATTGGATATGGAGCTACATCTACTGCGTTGGATGGACTTGCATTGTGTCGGCCATTGGGATATTTAACTTTTGAACGACCTTCTTTGTAGGCTTTATTCTGGTCCGCTTTACCTCTTTGGCCACAAATAATTGAGCAGTCCACTCTCTCAATGACCTTATTAAAAACTTTTTGTAGGTCAGGATGACAAGAGCTTAATCTGCCTTTACTCTTAGTTCCAAATCTTGGCATATTAGCACTTAGCTAATAAATCAGCTTTTTTCTCAGATGACTTAAAGTCAATACCTTTATTTTCTAGGTAATTCATTATATCATTTTTAGTCCAATTATCATCAGGAACATTATCATTCCCAGCATCTGATAAACTAGTCAAAATATAATCAGCCTTGTCAATCATATTATTAAATTCAGGCTCACCTACTGTTCTTGTGAAGCCATTAAACTTATTTCTTATGGTAACCATTTTAATTTGCGACATACAGTTCTCCTATTAATTATAGGGTGGTAGTAAAAACCACCACCCTAATATTTTAAGCAATACAAATTATCTTAAATATTAAGATAAAAAGTGAACTCTTTGCTGACCTTCTGTTGCAGAATTACGCACTAAAACACCATACATAACATCTGCTACCAACTTAGTACCAAGATAGTCAATATCATAATCAGTTTTCAAATTAATATTCTTTGAATAAGCTATACTTAAAGCTGTTTTATGAATTAAATATCCTTCAATATTATGGTTCTCAGTTCCACCACCACTATCCATATCGGTTGTGGCAACTGTAACATTAGGACTACATAATACATCCATTCCAAACAATTTGCCAATTCCGCCAGTTTGTGTAAACTTGTTACCTAATGGTGAACCATCAGTACCATAAGCAAGTTGTACCATATTAGCTAAGTTTGCAAAAATAAGTGGAGGCAATACTATTGTCCAATTACTTAGTTCTTGGTCCTCTGCTAGTAATGTGGATAAAATCACATCAAAATCAGAAGCAGCTCCCATATGAGGGGAAGCGGCCAAAGTAAGAGGATTAATACCACCGCCTGAACCTTGCACTGATGCTAATATTTGACTTTCAATATGGACATCAATCGCATTTGCCAAGCTCTCACCAAGTTCCTTTGCATACAGCATAGTTAAATCATAGCTTGATTGCGTTGTTAATATATCTTCAATCAAACAAGCAGCGTATGTATGCTTATTAACTGTTAAGGTTTCCTGAGTTTGAACCGCAGCACCTGTGCCATAAGATATTGCTTCTTCGGCTTGTTTATCGCCAGAGGTAATTGTATCAATAGTTGGGATATTAATTACATCACCGCCACCTGCAACCATAGGTGATAAATCCCTACATAATGACCCAAATACTAATTTTTCTCTAAACGCTTTTTCAACTGCTGGTCCCCAGACTTCTGGTACAAACACATCGTGGCTGTCTGTTTGGTCAGATAAGGCACCGCCAGTATAAATACTTTTTGCAGCTATTGCCATTGTATTCTCCTAAAAATTTAACTGTCTTTCAACTGCCTTATTAGGCCTTCATTTTGACAGAGAGGTTAATTTTTAGAATTTAAAACTGCTGTATGATAAGCCTTTCTTTCCTGTTCTGTCATATCCTGGTATGGTTTGTCCATAGTAGGAGTATCAACTTGACCAGGAACAGCCTTCATAGTTTCCTTTGGGGTTACTGATATTTCTTCAACAATAGCCTCCAAAGCATCAAGCTCTAAATTCATTTTTTCAAATTTTTCACGCTTATCATCAGGTAGTTTCGTGAGCAAACTAGCTCTCCTATCTTTCCTATAACCTCTGGCCCATTCAGCATCACCTTTATCCTGTTCCCACAGTTCCTTGAATTTATTTTGCTCCACCATTGCTTCTTCTTCTATCTTTTTATTACGAGCAGTCATTTTTTCAAGTTCAGCTTCTGCTTTTTGAGCTCTTTGTCTTTGTTTTTGGCTATAAGCCTTTTCCTGATTTAAAACGTCATTAGATTGCTGACCACTGTCTTGCGTGTCAGTTTGAACACTCTGTTCGTTGGCTTCTTGCGATGTGCTACCACTATTTTCTTCTAACATCTGTTAGTTC